CTAGTTTCGGTTTATAGATTTATTTTATATTTATATCCAGATAACATTGTAATCTAATCAGAACAAATTAAAATATAACAAAATGGCAGAAAATATTGTATCACCAGGTGTATTTACTAGAGAAAACGACCTTTCATTTTTACCACAAGGAATTGGGGCTATAGGAGCAGCAGTTGTTGGGCCAACTACAAAAGGACCAGCATTTGTACCAACAGTAATCCGAAGAGGATTTAGTGAATTTGAACAAAAATTCGGAGGTTTATCTCCAACAACTTATGTACCACAAACAGTAAAAGAATATCTAAAAAACGCAGGAACAGTTACTGTAGTTAGAGTTTTAGGAGGAGGTGGTCAAGATTTAGACCCATCAGCAAATACAGGTGTAGTTGGATTAGCAGTAAGTGGAGCAAATGGTAATGTATTATTAACAACATTTTTCCCTTCTCAAAATCCATCAACAATTGGTTTAGATACAACAACAGCTGCTTTCGCTACTACTAATGGAATAGCAGATAGTTTTGCTTTAGATTTTAATGGAACTGGGTTTAGTTCAGTAAAAAACTTTTCTGCTTCATTAAAACCTTCAAATGCTGATTACATTACAAAAGTAATAGGTACTAATTCAAATAACAGTAAAACAGGAGCAGATGCTTGGGAATCTTCAGCACATGTTTACACAAACTTTAAAACACTATCTACTAATGTAGCAGGAGCAACAACTCAAGAAGTGTATACAATTACATTTCCCGCATTTCCCGCGGGATCAGGTATACTTACCTCAAGTTTAAGCAACGACTCACTTGATGCCTCAGGTTCGTTTTATTTAGAAACATCTGATGGAGCTGCAACAACATTATCTTTTAATACCGCAGCAACTTCACAATTATCAGGTTCAGCTATAGCAGTAGGTTCCATAACTACTAACGTAACGGCTTCAGGAGCTGAAATAGCAACAGCTACAGCAACAGCAATTGATGGTATAACAGGATTTGGAGCAACAGCAACAGATAATGTAGTAACAGTTACAGCAGATGAAGCAGGTAATATTGCAAACATTTCAACAACATTTGCATCAACTACAGCTTCAGCAGTAACGTCTACAGCAGGAACAGATGCTGCAGGGTATCCTGGAGTACATGCAGACAGAGAATTAATATTAGTTACTCAAGCAACAGCTATGTCATATACAAGTTCATATGTTGAAGGATATGATCATGCAAAAACACCTTGGATAACATCAGGTTACCAAAGTGGTGTAGTTAAAGATTTAATTAAATTCCATTGTTTAAATGATGGTGCTGCTTGTAACACAGAATATAAAGTATCTATAACTGGATTAAAAGAACCAGGAGATATAGATGGAGAAGAACAATATAGCACATTTAATGTATTAATTAGAAAATTTGGAGATAAAGACAGTAGACCAACAATATTAGAACAATTTAATAATTGTAATTTAGACCCAGACAGTGTTAATTATGTAGCAAGAGTAATTGGAGATAGAAGAGCAGTATATAGTACATTATTTGCAAAAGTAATAACAGAAGGAGATTATCCAAACCAATCATCATTTGTTAGAGTAGAAGTAGCAGAAGGAGTAAAAGGTAAATCATTCTCACCTAAATTATCTCCTAAAGGATTTAGAGCAGTTTACAACCCAGTAAATTCAGCAGCATTTACACCAGCAGTAACTTTCCCATCTGCATCTTACAAATCAACACAAACAATAGGAACAGCTTTCAATTCAAAAGCATTTTTAGGATTTAATTTTGGAGACATAGAAGCAGATAATTTAAATTTCTGTAAACCAATTCCTTGGACAAATGTTGAATCAAATGTGTCAGGTGATTTTAATGTTGAAGATTATTCAGGACACGCAGAATCAGGATTATGGGATGGTTCATTAAGTGCATCTATTGATAATACAGGAGGAAATGGCCCAGCAGCAAAACAACTTCAATTTTCAGTACCTTTTCAAGGGGGATATGATGGGTATAAAACATCTCAAGTATTCAGAACAGGAGAATATATTCAAGCAAGTCACATGCAAGGTATGGATTTAAGCTCAACAAGTGCTACAGGTTACACAGCATATAAAAAAGCAATTGATACTCTTTCAAACCAAGACGAATACGACATGAATATGTTAGTATTACCAGGTGTAATAAAAGAAATCCACTCTTCAGTAACAGACGCTGCTACTACAATGGTAGAAGATAGAGGAGATACTTTCTATGTAATGGATTTAACTAAACTTAATTCTAAAGTAACAAAAGCAGTAAGTGAAGCAGCAAGTTTAGATAGTAATTACGCTGCTGTATATTACCCATGGGTAAAAGTGCTAGACACTTCGATTAACAAACCGGTATTCGTTCCCCCATCAGTTATAGTGCCTGGTGCAATTGCTGCGTCAGATAACATTGCTGCTGAATGGTTCGCACCTGCAGGTTTAAATAGAGGAGTATTAGGATCTGTATTAGAAGCTAAAATAAGATTAAACCAATCAGAAAGAGACAGCTTATATGAAGGAAAAGTAAACCCAATAGCTACATTCCCTAGAACAGGAGTTTGTATATGGGGTCAGAAAACACTTCAAACAAGACCAACAGCTCTTGACAGAATTAATGTTAGAAGATTATTAATTGCAGTTAAGAAATTTATTGCAAGTTCTTCAAGATACCTAGTATTTGAACAAAATACAATTCAAACAAGAAATAGATTCTTAAATATTGTTAATCCTTATTTAGAGTCAGTACAACAAAGACAAGGATTATATGCATTTAGAGTACAAATGGATGAAGGTAACAACACACCAACAGAAATTGACAGAAATCAATTAGTAGGTGGTATTTATTTACAACCAACTAAAACGGCTGAATACATAATTCTTGACTTTAATATTCTTCCAACAGGTGCTACATTTGGTAATGGTGGAAGTTACTAAAAAAAGAAAAGATTTATATTTATAACGGAACAATAAAAACAAATAAAAGATGGCAATATTAAACACAAACGAAATGATGTTCACAGCATTCGAACCTAAACTACAGAATAGGTTTGTAATGTACATCGATGGAATTCCAGCATTCCTAGTTAAAAAAGTAGGAAGACCAAATGTATCATTCAATGATGTAACTCTTGATCACATTAACGTGAAAAGAAAAATCAAAGGTAAAGCAGATTGGCAAGATATCACAGCTGATTTATATGACCCAGTAACACCATCAGGTGCTCAAGCAGTAATGGAATGGGTTCGTTTGTCACACGAGTCAGTTACAGGTAGAGATGGTTATTCTGATTTCTATAAAAAAGACATTAGATTTAACGCATTAGGTCCTGTAGGTGATGTTGTTGAAGAATGGATTTGTAAAGGTGCTTATGTAAAAGCAGCTAACTTTGGAGATGCTGATTGGACTTCAGACACACCAATGAATATTTCAATCACTATTAGAATGGATTACGCCATCTTAAAT